ATTAAAGGTAAGACAAATAAACTAAGTGCCAACTATTGGTCACGCAAAGCATGGGATTGTTAGATGAGTTTATATAAAAACATACACGCTAAAAGAAAGCGCATAAAAAAAGGTAGTGGTGAAAAAATGAGAAAGCCTGGATCAAAAGGCGCACCCACTGCAAAGGCATTTAAGAAAGCAGCTAAGACTGCACGCAAAAGAAAATGATGGATGCACAGCTTTCAACGAGAGTGGGTTGCCCTACTTACCATCTTCTTCTTTTTTTTGGAACGTGATGTTATCTGCGACATCCTTTTTTTATTAATAGGAATTATATACAACTATACAAAATGAGTCCCCGTAAAAGAAAAACCTACCACGAGATAGATGCCGAGGAAGCAATCCAGGCATTATCCATGTTGAAGAACGATCCACACTTTAAGCAATACATTGCGATGAGAGAAGCAATGAGAGAAGAAGTTATCCGGCAATTGCAGACCAAAGCTATAGTAGATAGCACAAACAGACACTACATGATGTGTGGTAAGCTTGAAGCAATAGACGAGGAACTCGATACCTTTTATAAGTTATGATTTTTCTATGTTGGTAGATTATAGTTAGTATAGCTCATGCCTCTGTGACCTTTCGTGGGGTTGGGTCACAGGGGCTTTTTTGTTGCCATTTTTGCCATACTCAACTACATTTTGCTACACTAGGCTACTTATGCCTTGATCTTATGGAAGAAGCAATTCAAGAGGTTGACTCAGAATCCTCCGAAAATTCTGTTGATAGTTTAACGTCTGGTGAAGGTAACCTAACAATGGCAGAGCTTGCATCATCTCTGATGCAGAAACGTCAAAATGAGGATACTGAAACCACAACCGAAGAGGAATCAGAACCCGTTGCAGAAGAATCTACGGAAGAAGAGGAATCAGAGGATCAGTCTGCTGAAGTGCCGGAGGAATCAGATGAGGAATCAGATGAGCAACCCGTACAACCTTCAGATGTTCTTTCAAAGTTTAAAGACCTGGATTTGGATTCATTATCCGAGGAGGAGTCTAAGGAACTTGCCAAGCATCTAAATGCTTCTGCAATTAAAAGGTTTGGGAAACTAACCGCGCAGAAGAAAGCATTGCTTGCTGAGAACCAAGAACTCCAAGCACAAGTTGAGCAAGCACCTGTGCCTGCTGAACAACCTGCATTCTTAAAAGATAATGCCCTGCATAATGTCAACGATGTCAACGCACTTACCAAGGAAGTAGAGAACCTTAACACGCTCATTGAATGGGCAGACGAAGGGATGGAAAACGAAGTGGAGTACGATGATGCTGGCAATGAATATGTGGTCAAGGATGCCGACAAGACTTACACCAAAGCGGATCTAAGAAGAATTAAAGCGAATGCCAAAAAGATCCTTCGCAAAGATGCTCCTGCAAGAGAAGCCTGGATTAAGGAAAGACAAGCAAGTGACCAACAAGCAATACAAACTTTTGACTTCCTAAGTGATGGAGAGAGTGAGGATTACAAAGTATTCATGCAGGTAAAGCAAAGTCCACTTTACAAACCATTAGTCGAACACCTACCCAACAGCAACTTTGCACTTGGGCTTATGGTGGAAGGATTAAAGGCAGTTAAAGCAAGACAAGCCAATGCAGGTCAACCGAAGAAATTGAAGAAACCAACTGCTCCTGTCGCAAGTGCAGAAGCAGGGGCAAGTAAACCAAGATCCGAGGGAAGTAAACACAAGAAAGCTGTACAGGCTGCTCATGCTAAATTTGAGAAGTCAGGTAACATAGCAGATTACCAGAATTACATAAAACTAAAGCGAGCAATCGCATAAATTTAAACACAATTAGGAGGATATAAAAAATGGCTAAGAGTACAACGTACAATACTGCTGGAAATCGTGAAGATTTGACTGATATTATTTCAGTTTTAGAACCAGAAGCGACACCGTTCGTTTCAATGATGAAAAAAGGAAAAGCAACAGGGACATTCTTTGAAGTTCAAGTTGATAAATTAAATTCGCCTGAATTTGGTGGAATTGAAGAAGGCGAAGATGTAACTGCTTTCAAAAATCAGTCTGCTGACCGCGCTCGCATTGGGAATTATGTGCAAAAATTTAGAGATACCTTTATGGTGTCAGACCTGCAAGAGATGGTTGACACTGCTGGTGTCGCATCTGAATTTGCAAATGCGGAATCTAAAGCAGTACGCAATGTAAAACGTTCAATCGAATCTGCATTCTGTTCTGCACAAGATCGTCAAGCAGACTCTGGAGCAGGCGCACCTTACAAAACACGAGGCATGTTAAAGTGGCTTGGAGTGGGTGGACAACCTTCCGATGTTCCTGCATTCGCACAAAATGTTGCTAATGACACAACAGGTACGCAAACCGAGACAACCTTCAATACAGTTCTTCAAGAACTCTACGAAGCAAACGGAATGCCTGGTGGACAGTTGACCTTACTTGCAGGCCCAAGCCTTAAGAAGGAAATCTCAAACTTCTCCCGTCAACTTGCAGCTACCAACGGAACTTACGTTGTTAACCAAGACGCAGAATCCAAGAAGATAACTCTTTCAGTTTCCGTATATGAGGGAGACTTCGGATTGTGCAATATCGTACCTTCTTTGTTCATCAACAGAACGAGTGGAAGTGACGCAGTTGACGCAGATGCAGGTCTCTTAATTGATCCTGAGTATGTAAGCATGATGTCCTTGAAAGCTGAGTCTGTAACTGAGCTTGAGAATCAAGGTGGCGGAAGACGCGGTTTTGTTGATGTCGTAGCCGGACTTGCGTGCCTCTCGCCTGTTGCACATGGGTATTTCAACTAATTAGTTGCATAATAACACTTAACATAAAGGAGATTTAAGATATGTCAGAATTATCAAACAATGAAGCAGGTAGAGGTTTTACACACGTATACACCGCTACTTACGAAGATCTACAAACAATCGGCAATGGTGGTCAATTAACCATCGCAACTATACCAGCAGGTGGTGCAGTTGAGTTAGCAGGTGTATACGAAAGTGTCGCATTTGCTGGTACAACCTCCCTCGTCATTGACGTAGGAACAAGTAGTGGTGACCCCGATGAGTTCATTGATGCTCTTGATGTCGATGCCATGACTGCCCCTGTATTCAATACAGGAGATGCATTCACAGGTGGACAGTCACAACCTGTAGGTGGAACAAACGCCGCAGCTTCCATTATCTTGGAAGTAACAGACGCAGCGATTGCATCCGCAACTGCTGGAGAGATTGTTATCGGATTACGTATCGTTGACTTAGGTCAATTTGCATAATTGCAATTAGGATTTGGGGAGTGGCCACAATGTGGGTCACTCCCTTTTCCACATCAATTTATTATGGCAGAAATATTCATACCAAAGTGGCAACCATCTCAAGGTAATGGCTCTCAGTTTATGAAGAACCTAGAGAAGCACTTACGTTACGAAGTTGACCTTGAGAAGTACGAGGCAAAAAAGCGTGAGTTAGAGTGTGGTAAGCAGAACGGAGAAGGTGGACAAGTCGAAGGACTAGGTCAGTTAAAAGGCACAATACCTGCCCGTGAATATTTCCGCTGGCATCAATACAAGCAAGGCTGTTGGGGCGATAAAGCGTTTACGAATGAATTTTTTCGGGACAATCCTCATCTTAAAGCCAAATCATTTTCTAAGAAGACCTTCGTATCTGGAGGCTTCGACAAACCAAGCTTCGCATGAGGAGAGCAGCAGTAAGCACAATGGTCACCAACCTAGTAAGTATGGTTGGCGTGGATTCATTCCTTACTGCTGAATCAACTGCTGCTGTACGCAGCTTCAATCGTTTTGGCAAGTTGGCATGGGATCGCACTGCATGGCCATTCAATTCAGTCATTGAACAAATCATACCAGACCTTCGAGTACGAAGTGTACAAGTAGGTAGTGGAGGATCGAGCTATACATCTGCACCAACTGTTGCCTTTAGTGGTGGCGGTGGAAACTCAGCAGCAGCAACTGCAACTATTAACTCAGATGGAGAGGTAAACGGAATCGCAGTTACAAATAATGGCACAGCATTCACAGGAGTACCTACAGTCAGTTTTAGTGGTGGTAGTGGTAGTGGAGCAACTGCAACTGCAAGTATGCTTACTTACATTGATTTTGGCACAACTATTAGTGAGATATTCCGAGTCACTACTAATGATCCATATGGTACAGCAAGCACATCAGAATTAGCATTTAGAAACATCCAAGATGCAGGTGGTAGTTCCGAGTATGGAGAAGCAATTCTACCTGACCAAGCAAGCAACGCACCTGTTTGGGTACATTACCGGGCAGGCTTTCCAGAATATGCAAGTGACTCAAGTGTATTCCCATATGTATTTAGCGAGTATGCAATCGTGGGGGCGTATGGTGATTGGCTTTCTACGGACGGTCAGCAAGATAAGGCACAAGTAATTTATCAACAAGCAGAAGCAATTTTACAGAGCGAGTTAGACAAACTTGAAAGACAAGAGGGGCAATCAACCCCAATACAATTTATTACTTACGGAACAACTGCCGTTAGTTCGGCATAAAAAGGAACACATATTATGGCATCAGAATACAGAGGTTTAGGTTTAAATGGAGGTGAGTACATTAATGATACTGCTGCTCACGCAGGTAAATTCTTTGCAGTTCTTGCAACGGAAGACACAGTCATTGCAAGTATTACAAGTAATATTACTAACTTGTCTGACATTTGCACCGGGCAAGATGCAACCACACTAGCTGCAAATACTGCGATTTATGGAAACATAAGTTCCATAACACTTACAAGTGGTGCAGTCATAGCGTACAACATTTAATGGCACTCACACTCGATCTTAATCTTAGCGTAGGACGTTCAACTACAGGTAGTGGTGTACCCGTTATACCCAACCTTGTTTTACTCACAGAAGCTAGTTCATTTTTGCGAACCGAAGATGGATTTTATATAGAATTTGAATTTTAACCCAATTATAAAATGGCTAATAAAAAGATAACCGCATTACCAGCACTAGGGGCAACACCTGCAACTGATGATGTATTACCCATCGTGGATGTCAGTGGAACTGCAACAACCAAAAAAGTAACAGTTGCCAACCTAGTAGCCGCCGCTCCACAAGGGGACTTACTCGCATCGAATAATTTATCTGACTTAGCGAATGCCGGGACGAGTCGGACAAATTTAGGACTCGGTACAGCGGCCACAACCGCAAGTACAGCCTACGCTACATCAGCTCAAGGAGCTACGGCGGATACAGCTTTACAATCAGTCAGTGCTGGTGAATTGACAGACGGTAACTTTGACGGTACTGCCATCCTTGGATTTGATGCTACATTAAACGATCAAACAGGAACTGCATACACTTTATTAGCTGGAGATAATGGAAAGGTAGTAGTCCTTAATAATGGGTCAGCTATTACAGTAACAGTTCCAAGCGGACTAGGTGCTGGGTTTAATTGTAGTTTCGTACAGAAGGGTGCTGGTCAAGTCAGCTTTAGTGCTTCAGGTACTACTATTAATAACAGACAATCACACACCAAGATCAATGCTCAGTATGGAGTAGCTAGTTTAGTAGCGTATGATGATAATGTTTTCGTTTTAGCTGGAGACACAGCTTCCTAAAAATGTTTGTCCTTCCCACATTTGCTTTAGGAGTAGTAGCTAGTCCTACTTCCCTGCCAGGCACTCTTACGGTTTCTATGACCAACGGAAACACAGGGGCTGGTGTTGGTAATACTTTAACCTTTACAGTAAATCCAGCTGTCGCAATAGGTGCTGGCTCAACTCTGACAATAGCTGGATTAACAGGATCGCAGACCTCGGATAGTGGATCGCTAACCATTGGGGGTACGAATGCAGCAATATTTGGTTCTAGTGGATCATGGACTCAGTCATCAGGTACTTTAATTCTTACAGTAGCTGGCGGTCAAAGCGTACCTACAGGAGCAAATACTGTCATTACATTTACTCTTACTAACCCCGCTTCAACGAATGCTGGAGTCACAGGAATTACTTTAGCTTCAAGTGGATTTACAACTGCTAATATTAGTGGAACATTCTTAAATTCAATAACTTTATTTAATGTCACAACAAGAAACACCAATGTAGCCATTTTAGCATCTACACCTTCAAACCCATCGGGCGAAGCAAACATCGCATTTTCAACCGATATTAGTGATTTCTACATTTATGATGGTTCAAACTGGGTAGTCTATAATCCTGAATAAAAAAATATTATGCCAACGACAATTCCAACAACAACTTCAACAAGCCGTCCAGGTTCGCCATCAACAGGTGATGCTTATTTTGAAACCGACACGAAAGATTATATTATTTATAATGGCAGTGCATGGAATCTTTTTCATCCTGGTAGTTCAACGATAAGTTATAGTGCAAATTTTGATGGCACAAATGACTTTTTATCCGCTCCCACAACATTACTAAATTTTTATGGGGGTGGAGGAACAATCTCTGCTTGGATAAAACCTTCATCCGTTACGGCTACTCAACCCGAACCCATTAAAAATCGTTCAATAATAAGTAAAGGTGCTGTTTACTTCAGCTTGGGTATAAACGAAGCAGGGTATCCAGTTCTTTATTTTTACGATGGAGCTGTAAGAGAATTAACAGGAACGACTCAAGTTTCAACTTCTTCTTGGATGCACATAGCAGCTACATGGGATACGACTGATTCTTTTTTATATGTAAATGGTTCTCAAGAAGTCACTTCTTCCACTCTTACTCCCGCAGACATTGACTCAGGGCAAACAGGAACTGCCGCTTATGTGGGAAAAACAATTGGGGCTGGTGCGGATACATACGGAGGATTTATGGACGAATTATCTCTCTTCAACAGTAGGTTAACTGCAGGTCAAATTACTAATATTTATAAAGGTGAGACGAGTGGTGGGAGTGGAGGGACTAACGGAACTCCAGGTGACTTATCAACTTTTAGTCCATTAAATTGGTTCAGAATGGGGAACGGCACAGGAGACACAAACTCAGGTGGTGGTGCAGTTACTAATGGTGGGACTATTGGTACAGTTGATGACCAAGGATCGGCTGGAGATAATTTAACGGGACAAAACGGAACGACTTACAGCACTACTGTGCCAGCTTAATTATGAGAAAATATGTAGTAATAAATACGAGTGATGTCCCCAATATTGATTTTAGCAAAGTGGAAGAGACTTCACAATACACTTTGAGATTTTCGGCAGATGATTTAAAAACATTTGTTAAATTTGAAGGAGAAACTCCGTCCGAGTTAGAAGGCAAAACACAATACACCCATTCTGAAATGCTCGCCATTCTAGCGACTGATGAGTGGTCAGGTCTATGATCTACGCCATAATAGTATTGGCGATATGCCTCACCGGGTGCAATTTTCGCTCCGTCTACCCAACCTTGGGCGGAGTGATTGGCGGAAGTGCCGGAACGCTTGCGGGTGGCCCTGTAGTTGGTGGACTCTCTGCTGGTGCTGGCGTACTAGCTGGAGAGGCATTAAAGAACAAAGATGCACTCATTGAGGCAGAAGAAACCATTGAAGCACTTAGTCACGGAGATGTATCTGCCTTGGTCGCTCAAGGTATGGAAGAACATAAAACAGGATTCGAGGCATTTACCTCGTACATAAAAAAGATTCTAATCGGAGCGGCAGTATTACTTGGTGGCTACCTTGCCATTCCCATATTTATTGCCAAACGCACTGCACGTAATTGCTCAAAGACCGAGGCGGAAAAACACATGACTCGCGCACCATTTCCCGTAAAACCACCCTCCCGTAACCCATGAGAAACTTAGAATTATTACGTGACAAATTCTTGGACATGTCTACTAAAGCTAAAATGGTAACAATATTTGCCGGACTTGTTGTTGGTATCATCATATTAGATTGTTTGTTCTAATGATGGATCGTACTGCAATTCTTGGCATGAGTGGTACAGTTGCCACTTTTGGTCTCGCACACCTAGATGATTTATTTGGATGTATCGCAGGTGTAATCACAATTATTTACATGGGTAGAAAACTCTACCAAGAAATAAAGAACAAGTGAATGGCACGTTATCGTACATCAGGTAGATTGGATGACCAAGTTCTTCAAGATGGAGATCGTGGATTTCGTGGTATAGATTCATACAAAGAAGCAACAAGTTTAGAACCGGGCTTTGTACGGACAAGCGAGAATATGCGCTTGATAGGTGACCTTGCAGAGGTACGCAAAGGTATAGATTTCTTGGCAGGTGCAGTTACACTTAGTTACAATGGTACGAATGAGATGGTATTTTGTGCTTCGGTTTACTCAGATCCTGCAACAGGAAATGAATATGTGGTAGTTGCAACTAAGGATAAAGTAATCCTATGGAATGATGCAAATAACTCAGGCATTGATATTGATTATCCAGGCAGTGAAGTTGTGGCCACAGCAGATGGCGCGAGCTTCGTGCAGGCATTGGAAAAACTCATCTTGTTTCGTGGTAAAAATAAAACACCACTTG